TAATCCGCGAATTAAAAATTTGGAGGGAATCTCCAGAACTTGTAGGCAAAGTTGCGGGACTTGCTTGGCCCGTCCTCAATGTACGCATGTCCCTGGATGCAATTCGGTTAGAGCATGATAGAGTGCGCATTGCCTTAGGCTTAGAATCAACTGACGAAGAAAGCGAATCAAATGCTGATGAAGAGGATGAAGAGGAGGAGGAGGATGAAGAGGAAGAGGAAGAGGAGGAAGAGGAGGATGAGGAGGATGAGGAGGATGAGGATGAGGAGGATGAGGAAACAGAAGAAGAGGATGAGGATTAATTTTGAAATAAATTATACTAAATATTTACGCTCTAGGACCCTACCAATGAAACTAACATGAAACTAACTATTTTTTTAAACTCTGACTACCCTGACTTTGAATAACGCTTTCTAGCACAGACCCCGCTGCGCTTTCTGTCGGAGGATTTGCAGTAAGAGTTGGAAAGGCCTTAATCGCCAACCCAATAAGAAACGAAACAATAACGGCAAGGATCATGAATCGAAGTGCACTTGATGTGGAACCCTTACTTGTATCTGCAAGATTTACTTGCGTAATGTTTGCGGACGAATTGTCGTTAAGAATATTGATGCTACTTTTATCTCCGGGCGAGTAAACAGGGAAATAACCACAAGTCGTGCCAGAATCGTAGTATGGAGGCTTGCACACGTATGAACACACAGGATGCTCAGGATCCGCATTTTGATTCTTACCAATCAATTCTGTACCGATTGGACACGAAAATGACTGGTTTGATAATCCGGCATTCGTCAGCACTTGAGGAAGCAGTAATGAAAACGGTTTCGCACACCGTTTCGCAAACGGAAGTGCGAGCTCGTTTGAGTCTAAATCCACTTGAGCGTAGTTTGTCGGACATGCGGTTTGTCCATCCCATTTACAAATACTTGAAGCTGTAATTGTTTGTAAAGAAAATGGAAAATCAAAGAAAGAATTTGCTGGAATCGTAAAAAAAGTGCTATCTTCAGCTGGAGGTATCGCTTGCGTTGCAGATGGACTTATTAAACCAAGCATTTTAGAAGCAAAATAGCCTGCTGAAGACACAATATCTGTTGGAGTAATATTTGTAAATGTCAAATTTGTTGATCGACTTCCAAACTGAACTGTAAGTATTTTTGAGCCCACCTTGTCTAAAATAGCTTTCTGGATCATTTTAGCAAGTTGAACGCCATCATATTTGCCGTCAATTAATGTAACATATGTGCCTACACCAGTTCCTCCAAATATGGTTAAAATTTGTGAATTTACAGTTAGTGGTAGTAGATAAAAGTTATTAGGAGCAGTTGCTGAAGAAGATCTAGGTACTGTGAAATACGTAGGAGCAGGTTCAATTCCAAACACATTTGCAGCTGTGAGCGTACACGAAATTTCATAATCTATGTCTTGTGCTGCATTTATCCAAGTTAATTGATTTGATGTTCCAGATTGAATTTCGACGGAAAGTCCAGTAGGTAAATTTAAGGTATTCAGTGTAGTGACTATTGTATCATTAGTATAAAACCCCTTAGCAACAATTATTATAGAAGGAATTCCGGATATTGCAATTTGATCGTTTGAACTCGTCACATCGGCTCCTATAGTAGAAAACTTTAAGGGAGAATAGCCAGAAAAGCATTCAGATGTAGTATTCGAATAAAGAAAAGGATGAGATGTAGGTAAAGCATTCTGCAAGCCCCACTTAGTTGCCAAGTATCCTTCCACCAATAAAATTTCTTGTGGACTCAAATTTTTTGTAAAGGTTATAATTTCAGCAAAATCTCCATTCCAGCCGTCTTTTGACGATACATTGTCATAGAAAAACCCCTTAAATGGAGTATTTTGAGTTCCACTTGCTTGAATTCCATTTACACTAAGTAAAAAGGGTGATGCTGGTAACGGATACAAAACAGTTTTCGCCGTCATTGTTACTGCCTTAACAAATTGTGTTGCTGCAGATGTGGTTTGGTACTGTGCTGTGCCTAGTTGATTGAGAGAGTAACAAGCGGCAGTGGCTTTCAGCAAATTAAAGTTTACGTTGCTGTCGCCTTCGGTAAATGTATTAAAAACATTTGCACTGAGAGCGTATGTAGAGTTGGATGCCTGCGTTGCAACCGATGTCACAATTGTATTCGAAGAAATTTGTGACATGACATATCTAACAGTTTTGCCACTCAAGAGAATATTATTAGCATGTGATGTATCGTTTGGATTTGAAACATTGTATCCCAAGTTTCCAAAGATTGTTTGATACTTTACAACAGGTTTCCAGTACGATGTACTCGTCCCATCAGTTGGTGGTACTTGGTTAACATTGTTTGCTATTGCTAGAGAAGTAAAGGTGTATCCGTTATAGATAATGTTATCTCCTCCAGTGTCAGAATACGTAAGAACAGGATTCCATTGAGAAAATTGTCCAGAATACTGCCCTTGGCGCCCCACAAAGAAAATATTTGTTAATTTATTTGAATTCGTTCCAAACAATACTTCAGTTGCGTATAATAACGCTGTTTCATCGTCGACATAAATTGTGTTTAATCCATTCATTGTTCGCTCAGAGCAACAGGTTCCTGCCAAGCCTGAAAAAGCTCCTAACTTTCCAGCTGTAACAGCATTTGGAATACCAAATGATGGAGTTACATCGCTAACGTCTGATCCGTTGCTCACGCATTTGACAGTATTGTTATTTATAATGTTACCCAAAGTTTTTAATGATTTGGTAATTTGCGAATCCGAAGAGTCATACCACACAATCGGTTTGAAAGATAACGGCGTAAAGTCTGAAAAGGGTTTGACGTTTGGTAGCACAAGAGGCGGAGACGAATCAGCCAAGGAAAATCCCCACTTGTTTGCTAAATACGTGAGAACAAGATTGCTTTGATTCTCTGTCAAGTTCTTTTTTTTGTAGACAATCATTTCAGCAAAGTCTCCTGTCCAACCCGAATTTGAATTAAAGGAATCGTACGAAATGCCTTGGAATCTTGCAGTTATCTTTTGTGTCGCAGTCTGTGGCAGCTTCAACGCCAAAATAAACGGAGATCCCACCGGAGGAAAGTTATTATTGTGAACCAACGCCCCGTTTGACTGGTAGTATATTGAAGGAATTAATGTTTGAGTAGGAAAGCTTGTATTTACATACAGTCTAGGTGTTGGACTTGTAATCAGAATGTTTCCTCCCGGTGAAGAAGAACCAGACGGTTGTGTGTTTGTGTCATTTACTTCAATAATCATTTTTAATTTCTGATTTGGTGAAACAGAACCAAAATCAAAAGTAAAGCTTCCACTTCCATAGTTAGTAAATTGACCTCTATTAATATGTGCAGGTCCAAACGTTCTAACCCTCCCTCCAGGAATTATACTTGCACCATTCGAAACAAGCTGAATGTCTACATAAAAAGAGAGCGAATTGTCCGAGGTATATAAATTTCCACCACCACCAGGAGTAATAGTGGAAGACCATTTGATAGTTGCTAATCCAGTGGCATTTACAACTTCAGTTGGACCTGAAGTACAAGTAACAATGTACCAAGGCCGGCTCGCATTTACTATACCACTCCATCCCTGATTTCGAGCATATGTGTCCCATCCACCTAAGTTAAAGTTTCCAATCGAACATCCAAAATCTTCGTAGTTATCATGACCCAGCAAATTCTGGGGCCAGCCGTTTGTTGCATTAGACGGAATCGCATTCTGAATTCCAACAAAAAACAAATCCGAAACGTTTTCAATGCTCGTGGGCTGCGTCAAGCCGGCCCACTGTGTGAAGCGCGTCGTTTGTAAACCGTTTAATAGCTTTCCTTCAGTGGGCCATACCACATTGTTCTTACACTCTGGTCTCGTTTGCAAATGAAATCCATTGCTCGTTTTATCTGATAGTTTAACAACGTAGTTTGTTTGTAAAGAATTAGAATCTGAAGCGTCCAGATGCAGTAAGGAGTAAAATGAATAAGCGTCACTTCCCGCGTTTCCGTAAGGTGCAGGATATAAGGTTGAAAAAACCGGTGCGTTTGACTTATACGTATGATAAGATGGCAAAATGTCTGCTAATCCCCATTTGTGTGCCATATACCCCTCGACTCTTGTTTGAAGAGTATTGTTGTCACTTATATATTGCCGCCACACAACAAGTTCACCAAAATCGCCAGTCCATCCATTTAAATTTGACGGACCAGCTCCCCCGTCGTTCTGTAAGGTCTCACAGTTGAACCCGATACCATTGAAGATCTGATTGCTCCCGATTACATTCGAAATGCTTAGCATATACGCTGTGTTCGAAGGAGGAACGGGAATGTTGCAAAGACTGTCACTTACAGAAGATGAAGAATTTGTTTTAAAGAGAGTCGCGTCGCTTGTAATACTTGTCGCAAAATTTCCATTTGCAATGTACTGGTCTATAGTTGACGTTCTCTTAAATGCCCAGGGATTTGGATAATTGGACGAGCTAACTTCCTTATTTGAATCATATTTTTGATTTAATCCAAACAATGTTCCGGGTACAGCTCCTTGCCTAGCGACAAGAACAATACCAACCTTCAAGAAAAAATTTCTATTTCCTATTTCTAGAGGCTGAGTTAGACCACTTGAAGTCTTAAAAATCGGCTTTGTAAATGTTACTGTTGTCAAATCGTTAATTTTGTTCGATTCGATTTGTCGTGGAATCAGAAATTGAGATTGATCAAAGTTTTGCATTGATACCATATCAAATCCGTTTCCACTCAAATCTCGAAGTCCGCTTACAATTTTATCTTCGGAGCGAGTAACGTTTGAACTGGAGCAATCAAGCCATATGTATGGCTTCTTATCGGCATCACTTGCCGTCAAGGACGCCGGAGTCCAATAACTCGTCATTCTTCTTTTTGTTTTCTAGTACTTTTTCTTTTACTGAAAAAAAAGAAGAAGCGAATAAAAAAAAGGAAGAAAAGAGAGATGGCTTTACCATGTGAAACGTACTTGGACTTAATGAGTAATTCCTATACGTCGGTTCCTGATTGTTGCTACTGGGATACTCCTTGTGAAGGGTGTCCTTGGCTCTTGTCCGGTCGTCCTGGAATCAGTACACAATGCTTGACGCGCCAATTTCAAAAAACATCAACTATAACATCCGCCGCGTGCGCCACGTGCAGCCCTGGATATTCCACGTCTACGACAAGCAAAATCTGCTGTTGGACCAGCGACGCGTTCGACGTCAGCACCTACTGCTCCACTGTAAGCCCTTGCGTATGTTCTGCTTCACAAACGCACGCGATTTTCAACCCCATGTTAACTCCACCCTCTACTTCGACTTCTATCAGCCCTCTTCAGTGCGTTGACAGCTGCAAGGCTCTTTTTGGCGATGGTTTTTATCAGCTTGCTGGAGACACCTGCGTAGTTCCGGCTGCTTTCGAGCAGGCATGCCCCACGGCCTTGTCAAATTCATTAAACAAAAAAGGGACTCAAAGAACCTTGATAAAGGACGGTGTATGCGATATTGCATTGAATTTAGTCAGTGTAAATGGGTCTACTCTCATTGCTGCCGATTTAAACAATACGTTTGCGAATGAAATTGATGCGAATAAGACTTATAAGCTTGCAAGCTTTATGGTGTGGGTTGGGTTGGGCTTACTGCTCTTGGGATTTTGGGGAAATAGGGCGTATCTAGTGTCAAAAGTTCCTTCAATCTTATAAAATAAATATTTTTCAACATAACACAAGTACACACCTATTATACAGGCATTTTTATTCCTCATACATCAAATGAGTTTAAATCACTTACTTTAAAGCTCTAAGTTTTAAAGCCCATAAAGAGACTCTGTCGTGAGGCCTCATCAAGACGTATGGTTCCTCCTCGACTCCAACAATATCGTCGAGCTTGTCCAAATCTTCATCTACGTTCAAAACAAGACAATCTCCCCACTGGTCGCCAACTGACAAGGTGATGGGGCACTTGTAAAGCTGGGCAATCGACTTGCGACTTTCCATTTTCCATCGACTAATGGTGCTCATGGAGTCTCGTTCTTTTTCAGGGGCCATGAACAAACTTTTATACATTCCTTTTACATTAATTTGCGGATCCTTTCCATGAAGCTCTTCTAAAGTAATCTGTCTCATTTCCTCGTCATCTCGTCTCGCAGTTATCAAATGAATTTCAACGCCCAATTCGTGCAAGCGATGCAAAAGCTGCAAAACTGCAAAATTGGGTTCAATGCCCGAGGTTGAGTCCGAGTCGTGCAAGATTGTGTCGTCAATGTCGAAACACGCAATGGCTCTCGGTTTTAATTGTGCTTCCGTTGTCTCGTCTGTTTCATCTTTATTGTTAGAAGCTAAAGCATCAGGCGCGTTTTCATTTGCAAGTTTTGTCGTGTTGACATTGCTTAACAAGTATGCAATCATTAATTTAAGAGTGTGCTCGACTGCCTCTTGTCCATGCGCAAATTGCCCAATAATTTCAAGCTGAATATCAGCCTTATGTTGCTTGATTTGTTGACGTCTGTGGGGAGTCCTGTCCGACATTTTTTAATTTTTCTATTTCATGAGACACATCATATTTACATGTGTAAAGAAAAGAAAAAAGAAAAAGCGTTTCAACGTCCCCAACTTTACTTTGCTTAAAGAAAAAAAAAAGTTAAAATGTCAATGTCCGCACCTTCCCCGCTTGCGGGACTTTTTAGTGCCACGGCCGTCGGTACGCTCTTCCTCTATGTGTTCCTGTCCCCGGGCATGGTGCTGTCTCTGCCGCCGGGCACGTACAAGCAGTGCAAGGAGCTTGTGCCGTCCCCGAGGAGCGGCGTCACGAATGACTGCGACGAAGAATCTCCGGACGCTGCCCTGGCTGACATTTGCCACGCGCGCAAGAAGTGCACGAGCTCGTGGGCCTCCAAGTACACAAACGTCGGCGCTGTCTTCCTGCACGGCATTCTCTTCGTTGTTCTTCTTGGCGTAATCCTGAGCTACCTGCAGCCGGTTGCCAAGACAATGGGTCTGAAGTAAATGTATTAAATTGTGTTATTGTTTAATTGTGTTATTGTGTTTTTTGTTGAAAAAGTCTTAAAAATCATTCCCATTATTCCCATATCCCCCAAAAACTAAAATGACTTATCAAAAAGAGCAGCTTGATTGGCAAGCGAGAATTGTACTAATAATTACTTCAATTCTCTTTTGGATCGTTTCTGTTCAAGACAATAATAATCCAGTTTATTGGACGTCAAGATTAGTTTCAATATGTTCTGTTTTAAATTACCTGTTCTATAACTCAAGATCAAGGGGACTAATTGGTGAAATTGACGCTTTTGTTGTAAGAATTTGCGGAGCTCACTTTCTTTGTCAAGTTACTCTTGAATATTTCTTTATGCAATTACAACAAGAAGAACAAGAACAAGATTTCATTTTTTCACATAAAACCAATTGCTCAAGTACATTTATGTACATATATAAGTACCAAGGTTTTTATAAAGTAATGAATCTAATTATCGGTTACGCAGTTGGACCCATTTACGTTTTTAGGAGGCATCCCAATATGCAGATCCTTGTTCACTTGTCCGCATTACTCGCATTACGTATGTACTCTTTTTTCTTACAATAAGAAGAAGAAATTACAATCATATAGATTATTGTTTTGCTTTCGTTTTTGCTTTTGTTTTCGTTTTTGTCAAGACTAATTTATTTTTAAGTTCCTCCGCAACCAAAAACATTGCATCAAACTTAATTTTGCGAGCAAGTTGTTCAATGCTGAACTTTGTGGATGTTAAGGGCCGTCCGCGTCTTGTCAGATAGAATTCGGAGTCAAGACGTTTCATTTCGTATAATACTGAATTGAGCCACGATAAACTTTCGTGTCTTCGATCTTCGGCTTCCTCCTGCAAGTTAGACACGAAACATGCAACGTCATACCCCAAATGGCGTTTTGAGTTATTTGGATTGAGCTCGTGATTCCATTCTCCCCAATCGTTCTCGTCTTCATCTTCATTCATTTCGTCTTCGTCTTCTTCTTCTTCCTGTTCCTTGTTTTTCTCGTCTGTTTCCGAAGAAACGCTCCCAGTTTCGAGTAGGGATTGAGGAATGTCTATCGAGGAACCCTCTTCCGACTCTGAGTTGGAAGAGTATTCGGATTTTGAAGACTTTGAACTTGACGTAGAAGATGTTGAATGACGTCTCTTCCTGTCCTTCTTCTCGTCTTTGTGTGTATGGGAATGGGAATGGGAATGGGAATGAGAATGGGAATGGGAATGGGAATGGGAAGAAGAACGAGAACGAGAACGACACGGCCCAGAATGGGTACAGTCTTCTTCTTCTTCTTCTTCTTCTTCTTCTTGGTCTTCTTTTTCTCTTGAAGTCGAAGAAGAACCAGATCTTGATGTTTCCATCAAGTGGAAATCGGCGCGCGACACTCTGCTTCTTGTTGATGGATCCGTTGCAGAGCTAAGACCATAATCTGCTATCAAAATTTTTGGCATATTTGCAGGTAAAGTAAATGTTTTTCCATCCGGAAACTTTAGGTTTAAAGTCTCTCTCGTATTTCCATCTACAAAAACGTTTCCACAATGAAGATCGTGATGTTTAAGATGAATGTATTTTTGTGCCCAAGCAATAGCATACATTGTTTGTAACACAATGGCTTGTATCTGGACAGTGCTGTAAAAGGAGAAATGAGAATTCATGTCAAACCCTGCATTCTTGAGCAGAATGTTGCCGTGCCGTTTACTCCTCCAAGTTTCCGCGCTCGTTAAAAAGAACTGAATTTTATCCTTCATGTGGCACTTGATCAGGTAATCGACCGAAGCTTCAACCAAGAATTCACTTGACTCCATAAGAGTGTCGGCGCCATCACACGGTGTCGAAAGTGCATGAGTACAGAACTCTAGTGGTATTGTCACATGCGAATACCCTTTCGGTGCCTTATCTTTATCTTTAGATTCCTTGTCATTTCTGCTCACCAGAACAGTCAATTCTTTTCTTGGCTTTGCATCTTTCTCTTTCTCTTTCTCTTTCTCCTTTTCCTCCTTTTCAAGCCTTGCAAGCCTTGCGGCCTTTTTCATTTCATATTTTAAGACTTCTTTTGGATCCTCGTCGGTAATGTCAAGAACAAGGGCTTTGCTTTGACCCGCAATCATTTCTGGGCATTTTTCCCCGTCCTTTAAAAGATATTTTCCAAAAATTGGACTTTTAAGAGTTTTTACTTGCTTCAAAACAAAAACTTCATTTTCAGATTGTAAAGCCCGCACCTTGACCGTTAATATTCTTGCAGAGGAGTGATCAGAATCAGAAAGCAAACTTACCAAGCTCGGTTTTCCAAGTGCCGGACTTCCTCTTGAAGCTGAACGCGTCAAGAATTCTTTTAAATCGCTCTTCATTTGGCTTTTTTTATAATAAGAAGACTAACACTACAAGATAAAAACAAGAAAATTAGGAACCTTTAATTTGAACAAACAAAAATAACAAATGCTATCTATTTTATAGTTAAGTACAATTTTGTCGGGTGCAGTCACTTTAAATAATTGCGGGTCATTTGGAGATGTCGCACAAATTACTTCAATGGGTTTTTTTCCGACAAATCCGGTGTCAGGCGACAAGACAGAGCTTTGGATTGCCTACAATATAAACGAAGAATTGATAGGAGGAACTGCTACATATTCGACAACATTTAACGGAATTCCATTTTCGCCTACTATAGAAGATCTGTGCACACAAACATTTTGCCCTAAAAGCGCCGGATTCTACAATGAAACGTCAATGTCCGATTTTCCAAGTGGGGTTTCTGGAAAAATTGTGTACAAGATTCAATGGAAGGACCAGGACGAGAAAACGGTGTGGTGCGCAGAAGTTACATTGAAGGTTTGATCGTGGTTTTTTGTGCGGACAATGCTGAAGAATATAACCGTTCCAATAACTTTACAAACCAAAAATATTGTAGTATACAAAAGGCTGTGAAGAATGGAGCTCCAATGTATTTTTCCGTTTCAGGAATAAGATAATCCGTTTTTAAATTGTAAAAAAGGTCTATAGTCGTACGAGACGGATAATAAAGACGGAATGGAATCCATAGAAAAATTAGTAGCACAAAAACGATCTTTGCCAGGCCTTTATTCATAACTCTTGACTCATTGTGAAGAATCCACGCGCTGTGGAGAAGAGGAGTTGTCAATTCCATATTTAAATAATTGGTTACATATGGATGAAACATTATATTATCGTACATTTTATAAAGACCAAAACCTACAATAAATATGCCGGCAAGGTGGTGAAACGCTGCGTCTTTGGAAAGTTTTGTATTGCGTAGAAAAGTGTCTAAAATAAGATACGTAAGGAATACGTGCATTGCGTGCAAAACACCATAGTATTCTTTTCCGTAAAATGTAAAAATCTCCCTGATTAAGACAATCAGGACTGCTGCAAAGGACGAGAAAACTCGCGCATTCCCTTCCTCTGATAAAGAAGATAAAGAAGATAAAGAAAACATCATTTTTTAATTGATTGTTATTATTATTTATTACTCACTAAAAATATTAATTTAATTAAAAAACGACAAACAATGTATTTTTATGCCCTGCATCCTGACGTTCTAGGTTTTCTTACTCTTAAAGACGCAGTAAAACTCCGCCTTGCAAACAAAGAATGTCTCGAAGCCTGCAATTTAATGAAATGGAGTGACAAGAACACAATAGTCAAGGATTTGGAAAAGTGGAAGAGATGCTTTTCTCGCTCTACTGCACTTCATTATCGCCCAACTTTATACGCACATGAATACATTTTTTTGGGAGACTATGTAAATTCGAATGGTTTAAACCATATTTTTAATGACGGAGTTGTAGAACTCGAATGTCTTGTGTTACCACACATTCTTACTAGCGTGTTCTTAAAAAATCCTTGGCCTTTATACACTTCCGCGTGTTCAACTTTAAAGCATTTGTTGATACCTCTTGATGCAAACACTCTTCAGTGTATTTTGAATATACCCTTGCTGTGTGCATCTCTTCTAAAACTTGAATGTAAAGAATACTCAAAAATAAGAGATCAAGACATATTAAAGTTTTCTTTTGACTCTAAAGGGTCTTTACAGATAAAAAACATATTCTGGGCACGATTTTCCAATTTAAAAGAGTTTGATTGTTCGAAAACGAGTTTAAGCCACGCCATTCTGGACGATTTTTCATTTGCTGGAAATGGAAATCTTAAAATTATTCGAGTCAATAAAACTTATTTTAATACACGTAGCGTTGAGGCTTTACGCGCAAAAAAAAGGGGAATAAAAATTACATATATAGAATCTAGACAGGGAGAAGGAGAAGAGGGAGAGGGAGAGGGAGAGGGAGAGCGAGGGGAAAGCGAGAAAAAAAAGGAAGGGGAAGGGGAAGAAAAAGGAAGCGAGGAGGAAAATGAAGTGTAGAGCGTGAAACAACTTTACCATTTAAAATATTTCAAGTTCTAACCAAAGACAGTTGTTGATCGAATCATCTTATTGGTTTTCTCCTTTGCGCTCTGCATTAAAGACCAAGGGTCGGCAAGTTCTTCTTGTACTTTACCTTCGTTTAAAGGTGCCTTGTCCTTTCTATCGATAACTACTGCAAGAGGGCGTGCTGGAGTCATGTTAATATCACATCCCTTCTTGACCTTTGTAAAGTCCGGATCATCAGGGCTGGAAGGGAGCAACGACGTGTCTGCTTGCGACATTAAAGTCGCCATGCTTTCAGAACGTCGCTGCATTTGGTCCATTGCTAATTGACTCGACGTGCTTTTTACCTCGGTGCTCTTTACCTCGACAACCTTCGAAGTAATCGAAGATGCTGAAGCAGGTGTCGACATTTTTTTTAAATAAAATGAATTTTCTTTCTTTTATTCACTTGCAACTACATTCGAGAAGAGACAAGCAATTTTTTTTACCCTAACGAATTTCAGATATCATGGTAAGAAACGCTTGAATTTCCCTAGTAAAGCACATTGATGCCTTGGACCCATGCGATATACATAGTGATACTCGTACTTTGCTGATCATGTTCCACGTCTCGGCGTTCACATTCCATTCTACGTCAGACTCATAACGATTTTTGTAAACAGTTTTCCAAATTGTATCGCGCCATATTGAGAAACATGGCGTTTGGATCCCAATAAAGGCTGCAAAGGCCGCAAGATTGAATTCGAACGAAGGACGAAATCCGCATAAGTAGTTTTTTAAGGAAAGCAGAGATGGATCTGTATAAATAGAGTTTATCAAATTAGGATTTTTGTCAAGAAGTGATATGATGGCTACGACACCCAAATCATGATCCACCTCCTTAACAACATAGGGAACCTTTGTAATCCAGTAAAAAGCAAAATCTTTCTTGCATTTGTCCTTCTCCTTCTCCTTCTCCTTCTCCTTCTCCTTCTCCTCCTCTTTCTCCTTATCATCCTCTTCTTCAGCTTCTTTTTCTTTTGCTTTTGTCTTTGTTTTTAGAACTAAAACGTTAGGTGGCTCATAGTCCGCGTCGTATCGACGATCCCACACATATTCGTTGTTTACTTCATTTCGTAAACATTCCATTAAAAAGTCAAACAGCGTGGTTTTGGGCGTTTCTGATTCTTTCGGCTGCTCTTTTAATTCTAATAACTGAATATGCGGATCTTCCCATTTAGAAACTTTTGTCTTGCTATTGTACCAATACTTCTTTTGGTGAGTTTTTGAAAACTTTTCAACCCAAGTATCCGCCATTCATCTAATTAATTTTTTATTTATCAAAATTAAAACTTTTTATTTAAGTTGAATTGAATTTGTGCACGAGTCGAACTCGTGAGCTCTCTGCGCGCAAGAGCATCGCATTCCGCTTCTGCTTCACTGAAAAGCATTTGCTTAGGAGGCGTCTTTTGCGTAAATGCGCTGGCGCCTCTCAGACTTCCACAAATTCCTAATTCGCGCGCAACCATCAAGAAGCGCACAGCGTCAATGACAACACCGGCCGAATTGGGAGAATCCTCAACATTCAATTCCGCATCAAGTGTAACGGGTGCGCCACCAAACCCTTCCATTTCAATATGGAAATTGGCCTTTTTCGAATCCTTAAAGTAGCGAATGTATTCCGAGGGCCCGGCATGAAGGAATGAAGTAATGGAACTTTCATCAACAACACCACGAAGTACGTTCTCTTTTGATATCTTTTTTGATAAAAGCCGTGCCTTGTCTTCCATATTGCGAAAATCAGTGTTTCCACCAACGTTGCGCTGAATGTGGCACTTGACTGTATGGCCTCGTGCAGCAGCGAGCTCCTGGAGCATTTGGGAAAGAACTGAGGCTCCGAATTGAGAACGCATGTCGTCACCAATCAGATTAATTCCAGCGTCCGCAAACTTCTTTTCCCACGCTGGATCGGAGGCAATAAAGACCGGAATGCAATTGCACATGGACACTTTTGCTTTAATGCACACATTCGCCCAAAACTCTGTTGCGTCTTGCGACCCAACAGGAAGATAATTGATTAAAATATCTACTTTATTGTCGACCAGCAGGAGAACCGCAAGCTCGTGGGAAACTCCAAGTTCATGTGTAGGAATAAATCTTTCGTCGGCATGTCCCTTTAACATGTGGGGTGCAACACCGTCTA